GTCGGATGGTGTCGAGTGCCTGGTGTTCGTGCATCGCATCGCGGTCCACAAAGATCAGGACAACACGCAGTTTGAAGAGCAACTGAAAGAGCAGTTGCCACCCGGCCGGTTTGTGCCGTTGTCAGCCATCCTTTAGGAGTCATCATGTCAGAAGCCACAGCAGAAGCGACGGAAGTGAAATTGATCGACCGCCCCCGCGACGCGGTGCAAAGCGTCTTGACTAAGCTCATAGGTAGCCCCGTCTGGATCACCCGCGAATGTGCCAGAGATCTGGCTATCCGGGGGATCGGGCGTTACGTGTGCAAGAGCTGCCTGAGTGCTTGTGAGATGGTTCTGATTGATTGCCACGGTCCACACGGCTGGAACATTCGTCGCGTGTACCTGTCAACACCAGCTACTCGCTGATTCGCGAGCCACGGCATTGAAAAGCAGCCACGCCGTGGTATGTCGCGGCTGCCACCAAAGGGCACGGTGAATCGACGCATTAGAGCGCCAGAAGCGTAGCAGCCCGAAATCAGGCGTGACCAGGCCGGGAGAGCAGCGGCCAATGCGCGGTGCAGGATTGCCACCCTTGGCCCGTTTCGCCCGGTTCGATTCCGGGGCCGCGCTCTGTCGGAAGAATGAAACCACAACGGAAAGGAGTCCGATCCATGCTCGTGCTGTCACGTCAGCGCAACGAACGCATCCTGGCAGGCCCGGTGGAAATCACCGTGGTCGACATTCGTGGCGACAAGGTCCGCCTGGGCATCGCCGCACCGCAATCTGTGCCGATCCATCGCCACGAGGTGCTGCTGGAGATTTTCCAGCAGTCGCCCGCAGCCCTCGCGGCGCTGGGCTATGAAATCTCACCGTGTGGCCTGGTGGTGCCACGCAACGAATGGAAGGGAGCCGCATGACCAATTTCTACGGCCGAGAGTTCTACGAACAATTGCAGATTGTCCAGGCCACAAACGCGGCACTGGCGAGCGTGCGGGAGGCCTGCACAGTGCTGGGCAATGAACCAGACCAGATTCCGAGAATGTATGGTTACCTCGATCTGCTGGCCCAACTGGCCACGGTCGAATTGCAACTGATGACCGGGCTGGAAGTGTCTTCCGAGTTCTTGCCAGAGCTATCGTTGCCAGGTTCATCGATCGTGTTGCAGGCCGAACTGCAATCCAGGCTGAATCAAGCCGTGGAAATGCTCGGGCGGTTCCGCGATGGCGGGATTGTCCTCACCGCCGATCTGGAAGCCTGCCTCGCGGCAGTCACGGCCCCGGTGGGCGTTGAGGTGAGACCATGACAACCTTGGTGACGAATCTCGTCAGTCGCTGGAAGCTCGACGAAGCCTCTGGGTCGGCCATTGATGCGCAGGGTCTATACAACGCCACCGCGAATAACGCACCAGGTGCGGCAGCCGGGAAGCTCAACGGCTGCCGCACATTCAACGGTACCAATCAGCGTTTTTCGGTGGCGGATAACGCCGACCTCGCCGGAGGCAACCGAAACTTCAGCGTGCGTGCCGTGCTCAATGCCGCTGCCCTGGTGGCCGACATGGTCATCGTCTCAAAGTCGACCAACAGCAGTAACCAGCGAGAATGGCGACTGCTGTTCAACTTCGCGACGTCTCGATTCCGGTTCGATGTGTCGCCTGATGGCACGTCCGGGGCAATGGTCTCCGTCGATGCCAACGTGCTCGGGGCACCGAGTACGGGCACGTGGTACATCATCCACGCCTGGCACGATGCTACCAACGACCAGATCGGGATCGCCGTGAATGCGGGCACAGCCACCACGCAGGCTCACGCTGGCGGCGTGTTCGATGGCTCATCGACGTTCGTCATTGGAGCCTACAACGCGTCGCTCTCTGCCTGGAATGGCTCCATCGACGAAGTGGCGTTCTGGTCGCGCGTGCTGACCAGCGGCGAGCGAACAGAGGACGTCAACGACATCAATGCGGGGCTTGATCCCTTTGTCGACCCGCCCACGATCACGAGTGGTCTGACGGCAGCAGGCGAAAAATGGGTGGCCTTCAACTATCAAATCACCGCCTCGAACGCCCCGACAGCCTATGGAGCGACGGGCCTGCCCGCTGGTCTCTCGATCAATGCAGGGACCGGTGCCATCGCCGGCACACCGACCGAGACCGGGGAATTCGAGGTCACGCTCTCCGCGACGAACAGCGGAGGGACCGACAGCGAAACCTTGACCCTCACCATCGCCGCCGCCACTGGTGGCGGTCGTAATCTCACCCTGTTAGGAGTTGGCTGAATGCCTCGTGACAGCACCCCCATTAATGTTTCTGATGCCGGAGACAACACCCTCATTGAGGCTGTCGCGGGCCAACCCATCATCGTCCTGGGTTATCGGCTGACCGTCGCGGACGCCGTCGAAGTGGTGTTCAAGTCCGCAGCAACTGAACTGGAACCGTTGATACTGGGGACCGGCATTTCCAGTGCCCACGCCGAGCAGGGGTTGTTCGCCACGCAACCAGGTGAAGCGCTGGTGCTCAATCTCTCCGACGCAATCGCGGTCAAGGGGGGACTGACCTACCGCGTGGGCAACTACTGAAACTCTCACCCCGCAGCTCGTGGCTGCGGATAGCGTCGGCTGCCGGACCCAGGGGAAGCCCCTCATCCGACCCAGGGGAAGGGCAGCCGACGTGAATTCAAACAGTTCCAAGGATTGGACCTGATGCCGAGACTTCGCAACCCTGACCCGCTGCAAATGACGCTGGCGCTCGACTTCGGCCAGCAGATGGACATCTTCCGCACGATGCGTGTCGGCCCGTTCTCGCATCGCTGGATGATGTTCGTGATCTGGTCACACCTGGGCCGAGCGCGCTCCACTTGGCGAATGAGCGCGGAAGACTTGGGCGCAGAGATGCAACTACATCCCAGCGCGGCTGTGCGGATCGCGAAGAAGCTGGACACGCTGGGTGTGCTCCGTCGCTCCGAAGTCGCGAAAGGTTTGTATGACTTTTCGATCTGCTGGGGCGTGCTCTTCGGGCTTCGCGACGAGGCAGAAAACCTCTGCGCACGCGCAGAGGAAGACTGCGCACGCGCAGAGGAAGACTGCGCACGCGCAGAGGAAGACTGCGCACGCGCAGAGGAAGACTGCGCACGCGCAGAGGAAGACTGCGCACGCGCAGAGGACACTATTTATAACCATGAACTACCAAGAACCACCATCAACATCCCTGCGCCTGTGCCAGAGGACGAAGCGATGATGGTGGTGGCAAGACTCGTGGATGCGGGAGTCGGACAAATCGGTTCGACAATCGCCACGGCAGAGGCCCAGGGCATGACCCTGGAACAGATCGCCGCCGTGATCGAGCATTATCACTCGCACCCCGGGCGCTGGCCCCAAGGCGTGCTCTGCGAGCGCCTGACCAGGCGAGGAGCCCGCATGCTCGATGCGCACCAGGGCTGGTACGGCGAGACAGAGCACTGGCAACGAGAGCAAGCCCGCATCGAGCGCGAGGCCCAGGCCCGCGCACAACTCACCCAGGCCGAGGAGACCGCTATGCCCAAGCTGATCACGTACCCTCAGCAGGATTTTGCCGAGGAAAAGTTTGGACCGCTGCTTGATGAGATGACCTACCCGCAAGTGGCGGACCTGGTCAGAGATGACCTGTTCGTCGCGAAAATGTGCCTGAAGGGAAATCACCGACAGCCGGGCATGATCCGCGAACGCTGCCTCTCGCGCATGCAGCATCTCGCTGCCATCGAGCGCGAAAAACAGGAGCGTCAGGTCTCGCTGGCCACCGCCACGGAATGATCATGCTGCCCGACCTGATCGCCGAACCGCTGCAATTGCCCGAGCGTTATGAGCCCCTCGACCGGCAACGCTCGCTGCTGGTCGACATCCCCGACGTGCGGCGGTGTGGGCAGTGCGGTCAGTTGCTCGAACGCAATCCCCACCACGCCGCGGCAGTGTGCCTGCGGTGTGATCCCGAATCCCTCTTTGCAAGGAATCATCTCATGTCCGCTGCTGCCGCACGCAAGACTAGATCGAAGCCAGCGAAACCCGCTCAGCCCATCGACCGCGACGCCGCGTTACGGTCAGCATTGCTGCGGACGGAACTCGACCAGAAGCTGTGGGCGGAACTCAAGCTGACCCACAACAACGTGCTGGACAGCCAGCAGATTTTGACCGCAGTGAGCGAGACCTGGGCGGGAGATTACAAAGAGCATGGTGAGCATGGCGAAGTCAATTTGCGCGGCGGGGAAAAGCCCGCGATCTGGTTCGGGCCAAAAGCTGGAAAGCCCGACTTGCAAGACATGGAACTGGTGACCGCCGTGCGTCGCGTGCTAGACATCTCAGACAACCTGACGGGCTTGGCCAATGGTCGCGTAAAGGGCAAGAGCGGCAAGTTCAAGGCCCCGGCCGCGACGCCCGCAGATGACCAGGCGAGGGAAGCCCTCGGCAAAATGGTGCTGATCGAAGAACGGGAGATGCGGCTCGAAGAGATCATACCGAGCGCAGAGAACCCCCGCGAAGATTGGGACGAAGCGTTCCTGCGAACGCTGGGGGAATCGATCCGCGACCATGGACAGTTCGACCCGGTCATCGTGAGGGAGGATGACGGCCGAGGCTTCCACGAGATCGTCGACGGCGAAAGCCGCTACCGCGGGGCACAACTGGTCGGGCTGAAGACCTTGACCGCCCGCATCGTGCGTTGCACCGATGCAGACGCCGCGATGGTCCGGGTGTTGTCTTACCGCCAGCGGCGCGACCTCAACCCGATCGAGGAAGCCCGCGGCCTGAAGTTGCTGCTGCACAAGTACGGTTGCTCGCAGCGGCAGCTTGAAGAACGCGTCGGCATCAGCCAGGCACAAATCTCCAATCGCGTGCGGCTGCTGAAGATCCCCGAAGCCTGGCAAAAACGCGTGGTGGCAGGCGAGATCAGTGCCAGCGGTGCCCGCGCGATGGCGGCGTGGGCCGATGTGCCCGAGTTTTGGAAAGAGGCGAACAGCACCTGGTCGAATAAGTTTGCCAAAGAAGAGTTCCTGGACAACGTGCCGCGCGGCGTGAACTCGATCCTGCATGAGATCACCGAGCCGCTGAAGGGTTCGCACTACAATCATGCGATCAACAAGAACATCACCTGGGCGATCGACCTGGATTCACTGGCACCCGATCAGCAGCAAGCCCTGCGCATTCGAGACATCCCCGACGACGATGGGAAAACCGAGCCACGGGCGTTCAACGTCGGTCTTGCGAAGCAACTGCAAGCCGCCGCGAAAGCGGCTGTGATGGAGCGTGCGGCGAAGAAGGCCGACAAGCAAGACGAGGCCGCAAAGAAGCTGTCGACAAAGGAGCAGAAGGCCCGGCAGGAGCAGTTGGAAAAACAGTATCACACCCGGCTGGCCCGATATCTGGTCGGCTGGTACCAGGGCCGCATTGCCGCGATGTTTGGCGAGTTGACCGACACGCAGTTGATGGACTACACGCTGCACTTCGTCGCGGCCGATGGTCACATCGACCGATTGCGGTCCATCGAGGCAAAGGCCGATGAGTTCCAGCCCGCTAGCAAGCGCAAAGGGCAGGCATCCACCACGGGCTGGCCGCTCGATGCGTGGCGTAAAATCCCCGAAGACGATCGCCGCGATGCCTGGGTGGCGATGCTCTGCGAATGGATCTGTTCGACCACCGAAGGCTATCGCCGCATGGTCCGTCCGCAGGATGTGTTGATGGTCGCGAACGACTTCGGTGTGTCGCTCGATGAATGGACCGTGACGCATGAGTTTCTTGAGCTGCACACGTCCGCTCAGTTGCTCGCGCTGTGTGAGGAGTGGGGGCATTATGCGGGTCCACCAAAGGAGTGCAGCAAACGCGGGGACATGCTGGCGTGGATCGGGAAGGTCTGCGGCGACAAGCCCGCCCCGAAGGTGCTTCGTGCGTTGAACGTTGCTGGCCTGCTGAAGTGATTTCAGTGAAATCAGGGAGTCCCGCATGCAGCAACAACTGTTCGACCCCGGCCCTGTGATTGAACGTGCTGAATTGGAGCGACGTTGCACGCCAGCAAAATCAGGCACTGGGCCTGCGGGCGAAACTTGCCGGACTTGCCGATTCAAGATTCATCGCGATCAGGTGGCAGGACGGTATCTCAAATGCGCGTTGATGCAGAAGGAATGGAGCCGCGGCGGTGGGACTGATATTCGGGCCGGTTGGTTGGCCTGCCGTTGTTGGCAGCCTGTTGAGAAGGGGTGAAATCTGATGAGTTGCCACATAAACGGCAGAGACCTGGCGGCGATCCAGTTCACGCCTGACACCAGCCACGGTCACTTGATCTGGATGCGTGACGTACCGACTGACGTTGAGGGCTGCTGCTGCTCGATTCATCTCCTGCCCTGCCGCACGGGCTTCATCGCGGAAATCTGGAATCATCAGCGCGACGAGCCTGGCCTTATGAGTAATGCCGCACTGCCAAAGCCACTCACGACGATGCAGCAGGTGCTGGACCTGCTCTCGTTGTGCGGCGTTCCTCAGCCTGCGTTACGAGGTGGATTATGACTTTTGAGGACTACTGTTTAGCGGAATGTTCAGCAAGGTTCACGCAGCCGATCAGCCCTGCACAACGGATCTTTATGGATTCGGTCGCATTGGTGGTCGAGGGTGGCGGACAGGTGGAAGTGCCCTCACTTCCGCGAGGTTGCGGGACGACAACGATCCTTCAGGCTGCGGCCTGTTTCGCAGTCAAGGTCCACAAGGAGCCGTTTGTGGTTTTGGTCGGGTCGAACCGGATGTGGAATATCATGCCATCGATGGCGGAACGACTGGGCCTGGGAGGCTCTTCTTACCGTCGCTGTGGTCGCACATGCTGGGTCCAACTGAATCATGGAGATCGCTATTCGTCAGTGCTCCTCGTGTGCAGCCAGAAAGATTCCCTGCGCGGCTTAAGCCACAAGATCAACGGCAGCTATGAGCGTCCGTCCCTTGTGATCGTCGATGGCCATACGCCTTTGTCTGCGCGCGAACGCAAGCATTTCAAGCTGCTCGCGTCCAAGGCGTTTATCTCAGACCCCCTGAATGTCTGAGGCTACTGTGAGTCCAATACCAAGGCGTTACCCGTCGCCGTCCACGGGTGAGGAGTGAGAGCGATGTCGACTGAAGAGAACGAAGTGTACGAAGCTGATGACCCGATCGCACTGCTCAGGGAGATCATGGACGAGATTGGAAATATCGAATTCAAGGGATCAGAGGACGGTAGCTACCGCATGGGATTCCTCGAAGGTCGAGCGACGGAGATCACGCGCGGCATGCCGGAGCATCCAGAGTGGTGGAACTATGCGTGTTTTTGCAACGAGTGCCGAGCCGCCTGATCAGGTAATTAACCATCACCCAGCCAAGGCTGGGTAACTCAACGAGGAATCCACGATGCCGCAGATCATCGTGAAAAGCGGTCCCGTCGCAGTGAAGATGCCGTGGGTGCGTCGCTGCCACTGCGGGCGAAGGCCAGACATCTCGACGGGATATACCGGGTATGACGTTGGGACTGGTCCGTTCTTGATTAGATGCAATTGTGGTCGCGGAGACGACTGGCAGAAATGCACGTTCTCACGGAGTTGGACCAAGACTCGTGCCGTCAGGAACTGGAACCGCATGATTCGCGAAAACCCCTAACCACACATCACCCGGCCCGGCCGGAACAACGAAAGGGAGAACATGGAAAACCAGATGATTGTCACAAAGCAGGATCAGATCGAGTTCCTTGAGTCGATGCGCGAATCTGGCCTGTATCTCCAGTGTTGGAAACTGGACGATGGCGAGGAGCATTCAGTTGCCGCCCGGACAGCGGACGAGGCGTTACGTGAGGTGGCGAAGCTGGCTGACATGACCCTCAGTCAGTATCTCCGCCACAATGAGGTGAAGCTCTGTGTTCTTGGATACGGCCATCTCCTGACCGTGCGAAACTCAGACACGGACGTCAGAGAAACCAAGACCGTGGCCGAGTGGCTGGCCGACATCCGCAAAGCCGTAATCATCGCCACGACGGCTTGGTAACCATCACTCAGCAGAAACCCCTTACCGTTTTGGTAAAGGGTTTCTGATTCTCCATCCGCAAAACGGTTTACCAAAAAGGTAAGGAAAAGGACGGGTAACTATGCCAAACCACTGGCGACGCTGCTGGGATTGCGAGAATCTGGCAGTCCACGCTGACAACGTCGTGCCTCACGTGCTCTGCACCAAGTGCGGGTCACAAGACACCCGCGCGCTGAAGCTGAAGCCGTGCCCATTCTGCGGCCAGGCCGCGACGATCCAAAAGGGCGGTGAGCACAACGGCAAGAGTTATTTTTCGGTCGGGTGTGCCGACTACAAATGCCGCGGGTGCCACGGGACATGCGCGGCCCCGGAAGAAAAGATGCGTGAAGAAATCTCGGCATGGAACAAACGGGCAAAGGATACTGTGAGTGCGTAACATCTCGTGTGCCCTGACGCCTCAGCAGATTCGCAACCGCACCAAGACTGTGACGCGCCGACTTGGTTGGAAGCATGCGAAGCCCGGCGAACTGCTGTGCATCTGCGAAAAGTGCATGGGCCGCAAGCCGGGTGAACCGCTGGTGAGGCTTGCGATTGTGCGAGTGATCCATGTCCGCCGCGAACCGCTGAATCTGATGTCCCTGGCGGAACTGTACGGTGACATTGAAGCGATCCATGAAGGCTTTCCTGACCTAAGTGGCTATGAGTTCGTGAAGATGTTCCAGCAGCACATGGGCTGCCGTGACTCTGACGAGGTGACACGCATCGAGTTTCGTTATTTGCCTGGAGGAAAGTTTCAGCAAAGAAAGGACGGGTAACTATGCCATCGAACCAATACACAGATTTTGCATTCCCGGTGCAGCGAGCGATCGAGGAAGACACGCTTGCAAGAGCACTGAGGGCACAACTCGACCTGATGGGCAAGACCGGGGAGAAGCTCGTCCAGGAGCATCGTGAGCGGGTAGCGGAGGCGCTGCTCACGGCGGGCATCACGCTGATACCGTGCGAGCATCTGCTCGACCATCAATTTGCGGTCAGCCCCGGCGTGTACGAGGCAGCGAAACGGCAGGTGTCACGATGAGATGCACGATCGTCAAAAGCATCGACGTTGAGGCCGAGGTGGACGTGGACATTGACGATCTTTTCGGTGAGCTATTTGACCGCATCGATTCGTCGCTGCCCGAAAGCGTGCGACAACTCCTGCCGTCCTTGGACGTGGCTACCAAGCTCCTGGCCCGCGTCACAGATGAGCACATCGCCGCAATGCCGCCGAAGGCCAGAGTCGAATTGCTGAAACGTTTGACAGAGCAGGCCAAGCGATACGAGCGAGCACAATGACAGATCGCGCGAAACTGAGTCGCCTCGGGTGGCTGATGCTGGCAGCAATCCCCGCGCTGCCGTGGGTCCACGCGGCAATCGCGGCACACGGGCCTGCATGGATACGCCCCGGGGATTGCACGGTGTCAGCCCTCGATTTGTCGCTGCTGCTGTGCGGGGCCTGGCTGTGCTGTCGCGGCCTGGCGCTGCTGATTGAGTCTTCTGAAACTCGCTAACCAACTATCAGCGATCTTTCGCTGTTGTAGACGAGGATCGAAAATGAGGGTTGCCAACCCTCCGCTCTCGACTCCATTTGAGATTGGCCTTCAGCCGGTCTCTCAGGGCACCATCCCTAAGGCTTTGCTTCAGAACGTAATCAGAGGCACCCGCCGCGATTGCTTCGACGACCACATCACGATCGGAATTTGCCGTCAACATAACAATTGGCACATTCTGCATCTTCGGCACAGACCGGAATTGAGTCAGTGTGTACAGTCCCGTCCAGCCAGGCATCTCCATGTCAAGCAACACGCATTCAGGAGTGAAGGCTTTGAGCAATTCGAGCGCTTGCTCGCCAGATTCAGCTTCGATCACCAGGAATTGTTCTCGGAGCGTCATCGAGACCAGCCGCCGAAAGCAACGATCGTCATCCACCAGCAGAACGCGGTGTCGTTCGAGCATGTCTGTGAGTTTCTGAGCGAATGTGAGGTAGGGACAGATACCGAAGCATATGCGACGAATCCCGTAGTGAGCTGCGGGGATGTTAAAAATCCGTGAGAACAGCAAACGGGAGGAGAGCAGAGACCTTACAGACGACAGCGGTGGGCACGGTCGTTGCATTGGCGAACGACTGCTAACGGATTGTCATTTGCCCTGCTCATGTGAGCGTGCCAGTAACTCCAAGAAGGGCTTCAGCCATTGGCTGATCACTTCGTTCACCGGCTGCTGACGGGCTGCTGCGTGCTTCCGCAGGGCGATCTTTTCTGACCGGGTGAGGCGAATGGTCAACGGGTCTTTGTTCGAGGGCATGGCAAATCGTCCTTGACAAGGTCTGGGTGCATCACCCCACATAGCCGTTGTCGATCGGCCACCCGCTCCCTGGGTGGTGGCGGGCAGCGGCAAGGACGCCGCGTGCCCGCTTCTCTTTCTGAAGCGGCGGCATGTTAGCACAACGCAAAAAACCTGCCGAGCCACCAGCGCCTAAAGGTACTTCCCACGAGTTGAAATCCGATACCTTACGTGGGGAACGGCAGGCGCTACACACTTTCTTGCCGGTGCCCGCGACGCTCACGGTTTCCCGAAATCCTCTGCTCTCGCAGCATGAAGTGACCAAGGTCGACGTGTCGGAGATCGAAGCGGCCACAGTCTTTACGCGATCGCGGCCGACGAAAAAACGCGAACTCCGCGACTTGCGGCAGAAACAGAACGCCGCGGCGGCGATCGCCGAATTGACCCGCGACGTCGAAATCTACGGGTTCACGAAAGGCCAGTTCGGTCTGCTGCAACTGACCGAGGCGCTGCTCGATGTGATCGGCCCGGCCCACGTTTCACTGTCGACCTGGACTGCGGCCCGCCACGAAATCCAGTCGATGGCAAAACTCGTGCAGGCCGGGAAGTTGACCGGCATGCGATGGCTGATCGATTTCACGTTCTCCCGCCGCGACCCCGAAGCGGCCCACCAGATCCGGCAGACCTTCGGCCTGGACTGCATCCGCGTCGCGCAGACCCACGCCAAGTTCGCGTTGTTCGAGAACGCGGACTGGCAGGTAGTGTTACGCACGTCGATGAATCTCAACATGAATCCCCGGTTCGAGGATTTCACCATTGCCCACGACATCGAGTTGGCCGCGTTTCTGCGAGCTCTGCTCGATGACATCTGGACCCGGCAGAAACGGAGCCTTGCCGATGCCGCAGGACGAGACCAGCGCCAGCACTTCGCTCGCGACCTGTGACGACGCCACAGCCGTCGAACAGGTCGCCAAGTGGATTCTGACCGGTGCCCGCGATGCCGACGTCCTGGAAGCGATTGCGGCCACCTGGCCGGAACGGGACGCCCTAGCCCTGGTGATGCAGGCCATCACTCAACTGAAGGCGTCGGCCAACGTCGACCGTGACACGGTGCGGGGTTTCGTGTTTGAGGCCCGGAAAGACCTGTACCGGCAGATGCGGGAGATCGGCGATTTCGCGGGAGCACTGCGTGCCCTGAAAGACATCTCAGCGGACCTGGCTGTATGAGTTTCTTCGCCAAGGACGGTCAGGCGGGCACGGCAGCCCCCGATGATCAATACGCAGGCCAGGGTGGCAAGCGTGCCCGTGAAGCCCAGCGGCAGCGCGAGAAGTCGGTGAACGCTCGGGACATCGCGGCCGACTTTCCCGAAGTGCAGGATGCCGAACGCCGCGCGAAGGCCAAGGCCTCGCTGCAATTCTTTTGCGACAACTACGGCAAGACTACATTTGCGCTGCCCTGGTCGGCGGATCACCTGGACGTGATTCGGGCCATCGAAGCGGCGGTGACGTCTGGCGGCCAAATCGCACTGGCGATGCCCCGTGGGTCGGGTAAGACCTCGATCGTGTTGTGGGCCTGCATCTGGGCCATCCTCAACGGCCTGCAACGCTACATCGTCCTGATTGGTGCCACGCAGGAGGCGGCGAAGGCACTCCTGCAATCGATCAAGGATGAGCTTGAAACGAACGAAATGCTGTTAGCGGACTATCCCGAGGTCTGCTACCCGATCGTGCGTTTAGAGGGCATCACCCAGCGGCGGCTGTTGTTCAACGGCTCGCCGATCAAGATGACCTTCACCAAGACGAAGATCGTCCTGCCGAATGTCCCCGGCAGTGAGACGTCGGGCTCGGTGATCGGTGTCGCGGGTCTGACGGGAGCACTCCGCGGACTGAATCATCGGTTGCCCAACGGCGAACGCATCCGACCAGGCATGGTGCTCCTGGATGACCCGCAGACCGACGACTCGGCCACCAGTCCCGCCCAATGCGATAAGCGTGAACGCCTGGTGGCCGGGGCGGTGCTCGGCCTGGCCGGGCCGGGGCTGCGGATCGCCGCCGTGATGGCCTGCACCGTGATCGCCCCCAACGATCTCTCCGAGCGGTTCCTGGATCATGACAAGCATCCCGAGTGGCACGGTCGACGCACGGCGCTGTTGAAGAAGTTTCCGAAGCTGGAAGGGGTGCAACTCGAAACGATTCTCGAATACGCCGAAGTCCGTTCCAAAGGTCTCGAAACTGACGACGATGGCGCTGCCGCCAACAAGTTCTATCGATCGCATCGCAAGGTGATCGAAGCGGGGTTTGAGGCCTCATGGCCGGCACGGAAGCTGGCCAACGAGGTTTCGGCCATTCAGCACGCGCTGAACCTCTACCTGACCGACAAGTTCGCCTTCTTCGCCGAATACCAGAACGACCCCGCTGCCGGTGAGACCGAAGACGGCACGCTGACCCCGACGTTGATCCTGACCCGCACGCATGGGTACGACCGCCGCATGGTGCCCCCGGGGGTGGTCTGCCTCACGGCCGGCATCGACGTCCAGGGCGAACTGTTGTACTGGGCGGTGGTGGCGTGGGAAGCGAATTTCACCGGGTACGTGATCGATTACGGTTCCTACCCCGATCAGAAGCGGCCTTATTTCACCTATGCCGACGCCCGCAAAACGCTCTCCCGCGAATTCAAAGGGGCGAGCATCGAAGCCCGGCTGTATCAGGGCCTGGTGCAACTCGGCACGCAACTCGTCACGCGCGACTGGCTCAAGCCCGATCGGGAGACACTCCGCATCGAACGGACGTTGGTCGATTCCGGGTATCAGGCCGAGACGGTGCGAAAGTATGTCGCGGAGTCAGGAAACCTGCGTCCGCATTTGATGCCGTCGAAAGGCTGGGGGAAGCCGATGCGACCGGCGAGCAACAACCGCATCGAGCAGGGACCGGGCTGGCAGATTCCCCCCGTGGCTCGCGGCCGCGTGGTCAGGGAGTGCAACTACGAATCGTCGCTGTGGACGACCTTTGTCCGCAACCGGCTGTTGTCACTGCCTGGTCAACGCGGCTCACTGACGTTTTGGGAAGAGTCTCCCACGCCGCACAAGATGATCGCGGACCATTGCGACGCGGAAGTGAAAGTCGGGGTGACGATCGACAGCCAGGGCGGTCGGCATGACGTCTACGACCTGAAGCCAGGGCGTCCCGACAACCATCTGTGGGACTGCGTGAAGATGGCCGCAGTGGCTGCATCGACGACGCGAAAAGTGAAGTTTGAGCTCTCGGATAATCCCCGCGCGAAGAAGCCGCGAAAGCGGGGCACCAAAGTCTACGAACTGAAGGAGGACTAAGCATGGCTAAAGGACGACCTGCAGGCGCTGAGAACATCCAGGCGCAAACCGTCAGCAAGCTCTCCCGGTGCATCGCCCCCGGTTGCGAGAGCACGGAACGCAAGGTGCTCGGGACCACCGAACAAGAGTACGAAGGTCTCGACGACGAGGGGCAACGCTACACCCACATCGTGCGGCGACGGGTGCAGTGTTCCGCCTGTGGACAGGTGCGGATTGACCGGGAATTGGCCTGCCGAGCCAAGAAATAAGCAGGCCCTGCTTTTCCGGTCAGAATTTTGGGTGGTTTGCTCTTGCCAGAGTCCGGGTGCATCACCGCCTATTTCCGGGATGAGCGACCCCGAGCCCACTACCGCTGAAACGAACCTGGCCAAGATTGAGGCGTTGATCGCCGCCAATCCCGGCGTGACGCGCGTCGTGGTCGACGGGGTCGATACGACCTTTGCGGACCTGATCGCCCAGCGGAAGTACTGGCAGCGTGAGGTCAACATGGAGCAAGGCAAGCGCTCCACGATCGTCCATGTCGACCTGAGTTGTTTCTAACCGACCCCGGAGACCTGCACCGTGTCGGTACAACTCAGCGAACTCACCAGCAGCATCGGCTTCGGCTATGGCCAAGGCGGGTCCACGGGTACACAACTCGCCGCGCGAGCCGAGTTGTTTGGCTTCGGTTATGACGCCGTGTCCAACAAGGGACGCCGCAAGCCCCCGGACGGCGTGCTCCGCAGTGAAGATGCGGAGTTAAACCGCACCGAGCGCCGCAAGCTGACGTCGGGCACGCGGGACATCCATCGGAACTTTGCCATCGCTCAATGGATGATCCGCAAACACCTGGACTACGTGACCACGTTTCGTTTCCAACCGAAGGGGCCGCATGCCGACTGGCTCGCGGCCAAAGTGCGGGAATGGTCGAAGCCGGAACACTTCGACATTGCGGGACGCCATCACCGCCGGATGTTCTTCCGCCTGCTCGAAGCGCGGCGAATCATCGATGGCGACTGTGGCATGGCCAAGATTTTGACCGGCCACGTGCAGGCCATCGAAGGGGACCGCATCTGCACGCCCTACGGTGGCCCGCCACCAGGTGTGCCGATCGACCGCGTAATTCACGGCGTGCAGGTCAACGACGTGGGCAAGGCCGAGGCCTACAGCATCTGTAAGCGTGGTCGGGTGACCGACTGGGGCCAACAGGGGATCGACCTGAAGTTCGAGCGGATGATTCCCGCTCAGCACATGTGGCTGCATGCCCGCTTTGACCGCTTTGACCAGGTGCGGGGGATCAGCCCGATTGCGTGTGCCCTCAACGATCTGCGGGACACCTATGAATCGTTGGAATACATCCGCATGCGGATGAAGCTGCAGCAGTTGTTCGGCCTGGTGCTCTATCGGGGTGACCCGCAGTCCATCACGCGCGAATCCGACGCAGAAAGCGACTACGAAACCCAGAACTACGGCGAGACGATTCGCCTGAACGGGACGAAGATTCTAGACCTCGACATCGGCGACCGGGCCGAGTTCCTGGAATCGAAGGCCCCGGCGAACGAGACCCAACAGTTCATTGACCAGTTGGTAGGGATCACGCTGAAGTGCCTCGATATCCCGTTCTCGTTCTTCAAAGAGAACTTCTCCAACTACTCCGGATCACGGCAGGCCCTGCTGCAATACGAGCAGAGTGCCAGCCACACCCGCAGTGAAAACATTGACCTGTCCGACGACTGGCTCGATTGGCGGTTGGGCATTGCGGAATTGCAAGGGGACTGGCCCGAGGGAGCCCGCCGTTCGGACTTCTGGTGGCTGTGGATTCCGGCCGGGATGCCCTGGATCGATCCCCTCAAAGAGATCAGCGCCGAAGTTGAAGCGCTCAATGCGCAGCTCACAAGTCGGCAACGCATCTGCCGCGAACGCGGCCAGGACTTTTACCAGGTGGCCGACGAACTCAAAGAGGAACGGGACTACCTGGAATCGATCGGTCTCACGACTGACACCACCCCCAACGCCGATTTGAACTCGGCTCTACTGGCAGCAGGAGCACGCGACGATGCCTAAAACGAAGATCACCGGCAAGCCCCCACGCCAGGCGTTCCGCTTCGCGGCCCAGGTGCAGATCGGCCGGGGTGCAAAGTTCTCCGACGTCCCCAAGACCGAAGGGGAGATGGATGACGCCCCGAAACCCGAGGGCGAGCTCGACGACAGTCCGGAGAAGCCGCCGCAAGAGATGGACGACAGCCCGCCCAGCGAGCCAACGCCGGAGGATCCCAAACCCGCCGAGATGGCGGACGAAAGCGTGCAGCCGATCAACGTTCTCGCCCGCACCGGCGGTGTGGCGGATCAACTGTTCTGGGGCCGCTGCGTCCACGACTTCGCGGGGATGCAGGCCCCGTCGGTGATCACGATCGATTATTGCCATGACCCGATGCAGGTGATCGGTGTCGGCGATGGGATCAAGGTCGATGCCGGAGCCCTGTCGATCAGTGGCAAACTCATCTCGTGTGCTCTAGGCGACCGGGCCTCGGAAGTGATGAAGCGTTCCAAGCTCGGTACCCCCTATCAGGCCTCGATCCTGATGGGCTGGAACGATTACACGCTGGAAGAAATCGCCGCCGGGGAAACGGCCGAGGTCAACGGCCAGCAAATCGCCGGGCCGGTGGCCATCTTCCGCAAATGGTCACTCCGCGGCCTGGCGGTTTGCCCGTATGGTTCCGATGCCGGAACGTCGATCGGCTTCGAGGGGGAGACGCCCCCCGAAGCGGAATTGAACGACGAACCGACGCCGGAAACGGCTCTCAATGATGACCCCAACGCGAAGCCGGAAGGGGAACTCGATGACGAACCCGCCGGGGGGGAAGTCTATCTCGAGGAGTTCGGCGACCGCGGCGGCATCTACTTCGCCAAGGGCTTCAGTCTCACCAAGGCCCGGCAACAATTCGCGGCCGATCTGGCAGCAGAGAACAAGGCCCTGAAGGGCGACCTGTTGAAGGCCAAGGGGCAATTGAGCGCGGGCACCACCCCCGTCACGTTCCAGTCGGCCGAGCCACACACGCCGGGAGTGAATGCCACTCCCAATCTGTCCCCCAACATGTCCCGGTTCGCGCTGGGACTCAAGATTCCCAAGCGTTAACCCTGCGGCCCGACCGCGTTTCCTACTTCCACTGAAAGGATTCGATCATGCCGCAAGGCAACCTGACTCTCCTGGACATCGCCAAGAAAAACGGCAGCGATGCCCTGGTCGGACTGATTGAAGAAGTCCAGACCTCTGCCCCCGAGATCGAACTCGGGGCCGCCCGCACCATCAAGGGCATCTCCTACAAGGTCATCGTCCGGACCAACCTGCCACGGGGTGGTTTCCGTGGGGCCAATGAAGGGGTGACCCCGGTCAAAAGCGAGTACGCCAACAAGACCTTCGAGGCGATGATCTTCAACCCCCGGTGGGATTGCGATAAGGCGGTTGCCCAGGCTGACGAGGACGGCGTCGAAGCGGTGATCGCCCGCGAAGCCGAAGGGATCATGCGGGGTTCGCTCATCCATCTCGGCAGCCAGTTCTACTATGGTGAGTCGAACGATGCGAAAGGCTGCCCCGGCCTGCTCGCCCAATACGATGCCGACCGGATGACGGTTGACGCGACCGGCGAGGGTGCAGCCACCACCTCCGTCTGGGCCGTCAAATGGGGACCGCAGTACACGCAGTGGCTGTGGGGCAATGACGGGCAGTTGGCGCTGTCTGAAGTGCTGGAACAATCCAAAACGGCCCAAGGCGGCGGGGAGTACACCGCCCTGGTGCAAGAAATCCTGGCTCGGGTCGGTTTGCAAGTGGGCAGCCGTCACTCCGTGGCCCGCATCAAGAACATCTCGGCGGCGGCGGGTAAGACCTTGACCGATGCGTTGATGTTCAAGCTGCTCAACAAGTATCCCGCCGGGTTGCAGCCCGACATGTTTCTCATGAACCGGGACGCCCTGGAGCAACTGCGGGCGAGCCGCACGGCGACCAACCCGACCGGTGCCCCGGCCCCGATCCCGACCGAAGTGGGCGGCGTCCCGATCAAGGCCACCGACTCGATTACGTTTGCCGAAACAGCGGCCTAAGCGATCGCCGCGGCCAGCGGACCTTGAACCAAGCCCCGCGGCGGCATGTGTCCGCCGCGGGTTTCCCTCACGCTTTGCAGGATTGAATCATGAAGCCCGCTTTGAAAGATGCCAGCCTGGTCAAGTCGTTCGCGCTCCCGAACGGCGCCGGGTCGACCTATTCCGCCGCTATCCAGGTCGCCACTGTGGGCGAAGACTTCGTGGCGATGATGGAATTGTTGATCACTGCTCCAGCCCTGGCCGTGGGAGACCTGGGCAACGCCGACACTATGACCTACATCGTGCAGCACTCCGACGACGAGGCCTTCACGAGCCCAGTTGATCTGTATGGGGTCTGTCTGACGCAGACGGGAGCCGGTGGTATCGGGGCGGTCGCGGCCACCAAGCGCGTCCGCCTGCCAACCGACGTCAAGCCGTGGGTGCGTCTCAAGGCGACAAACAGCGATGCCAACGACGCGTCCGATAAATCGGCTTCGCTGAGCCTGCTGTTCTAACCTCGACCCTTTCCCCATCCGCCTCGCGCAAGGAAGCCTGACGTGAAGTATGTGAAATCCATCGACGGCACGAAGACGTACATCTTCTGTACGGCATTAGCTGTGCTGGGGGTCTGCGAACTGCTCGGCCTGGTCGAAGCCGATTTGAAGGACGCGTTGTTCCACGAGTTGTTGGCCGCGATCGCTGCCAGCTTGCGGCACAAGTTATCGAAGCTGCCCGCCGATTCGGTAGCCAGGTGGCAACGGGTGTCGGAGTTGATGCAGTCGATTTCGCGATCCCTGCCACAGCCGGTCAACGGCCACAAGCCGGATACACACCCGCGTGACATCGCAGGGAGTGCGTGTTTGTTGTTGCTGCTGTGGCCATGCGTCGCGCTAGCCAGCGATGACATCCGGATTGCTGGTCCGAGTGGTGTCCCCGTCGCGGGCTTTCCTTGCGAACTCCATATCCAGGGGAAGCTGCCCGAAGGGACCAAGATCACGTGGGATTACTTCCCGCGATACGAAGGTGTGCCCCTGGTCGAACCCCTGAAGGGGGGACGCGTAGCCCGGCTCAACACTCTGCCGGGGGTTTACAAGATCATTGCCAGCATCACCCCGCCGGGGGATGCCCCCGGCGTGATCCGCTACAAGGATTTCAGCGTGCCAGGCTCGCAGTATGTGCCCGACCCGCCGCCCATTCCTACGCCGCAACCCAGCCCAGGGCCAGTGCCTCAGCCAACCCCGCCTGCTCCGAATCCTGCCCCTACGCCGCAACCCATTCCGCCAGTGAATCCCGACCCCGTGTTCCCACCAGGTCAGTTTCAGTTGGCTGAGGCCACGTATCGGCTCGCGGTGAATGTCCCCTCGGCGAATCGCCGGGGAGAGATTACCTGCCTGTCATCGAAAGTGGTGGCCCTGATCAACGGATTGCGAGACGCGCAGGACAAGAAAACGCCGCTCTCGCCTCAGGTGATTGTGCAGTCGATCGCCGGGGCGTTTGATCAATGCCTGCCGTCCCCGGCTTGGGATGACTGCCGGAATCGGTTCACGGATCTCGTGGCGAAACTCTACCAGGGCGGACAACTCCGCACGAACGCCGACTGGCAAACCCTAGCGGAAGAAGCCCTGCAAGGTCTGAACGCGGCCGCGGTCCGGTAACGACCAGGATTTATCGACGCCCTCAAGGATGAGTGACCATGCCTCGCGTGTTCCTGCAACTGAAGTTTGCCTGTACCCAGCGTGGGACGTTGATCGCCTGCGCGTTGCTGCTCGCGTCGATCGCGTCTCTCGCGGTTTGCATGCAGTCCCGGCAACCCGATGCGGTGGCCACGGTCGACCAGGAGCCCGCCGTTGCGGTGGCAGCACCAGCCCCGGCAGCCGCGGCCCCGCCGAAGTTTCAGGCGGGTTTGCCGGGGGACTTCTTAGAGCGATCGCGTGATGCGTTCAAGGCCTACCCCGAACCATTCCGCGTGCGAGCGGGTGATCGCAAACAGTCCGCGTTGCTCTGGCAGGCGGTGCTGCTAGTCGCCACGGGAAAAAAGCCGCACGGAAAGCACTACACGTGTGGACCACAGCAAACTGGCGACTGTGTTTCGTGGGGGCAGGCAGCGGCGATTTACTACACCGGGGCCAACGCAGTGCAGGCGGGGAACGCCTCGGCGATTGATGACCCCTATCAACCCGCGCTCTACGGTATCGCACGTGTGACACAGGGTGGTGGACGGCCCGGCTGCCGCAGTGCGGGGGCTTATCCGTCAGATGCCGCCGAAGGGTTTCGTGAATATGGCTGGCCCACCTACGCGGAAGCCAATCGAGAGTATAGCGGCCGCGTGGCCGATCAAATGGGCTGTGATGGACCGCCCCAAGAGCTACTGAAGAAAGCGGCTGCTAGGGCGGGTGGTGACTGTTACCCCATTCGTTCGGTCGATGAACTGATCGAGTCGTTGCAAAACGGCTACGCTGGCACCGCGGGCATTCCCTGGCAGCCGGGCCGCGAGAGAAACGTCAGCGGCCGCATCGTTACCGAGTTCAACGGCTCAAATCAGGGAGGCCACCAAGTTGCCTGGGTGGGTTGGGACGGAGAGCGTCAGCAATGCATCTTCGCCAACTCCCACGGACCTGATGCCCACAGTCCCAATCCAGGCGACCCGCCTGGCTCATTCCGCGTCACGTTAAAGACGCTCGAATGGATGCTCCAGAACGGTGAGTTCTGGTCCTTTTCGTCGGTTCCCGGCTTCCCGCCGCAGGAACTGGACTTTTCCCCGTTGCGGCCCAAGAGCCGCTGAGAGGTGCTGCTATGCGTTTCTTCTATGCCCTGTTGTGTCTCTGTGGTTCGTGCCAGATGGCCCCCGCTCAGGAGCCATTGAACTTTGCGTCGATGGCTCAACGTCAACCGGCGATCGCCGCCGCTCCGGTGGCTCCGCTCGATTTCCGGGCGATGGCTGAGCGCCGCCCCGCTATGAACGCGGCCCCGGTACCGGCGCTGAATTTCGAGGCCATGCGGGAACGTGCCGCACCAGCGGTGCCTGCGGTCTCGAACATGCCACCCTGTGTTGGCCCGAACTGCCCCACGCCGTCCGCGCTGAACAGTTACCAGACCGGTGGCAAATGGGTGACGGGGTTATTCGGCAAGCCCCGGTGGAAGCCCTACAAATAACCCGGCTGCCACCAGGTCTGTTCCATCGTCACATTCCGTTTCTCCGCTTTGCCTTGAGGCCTGATCATGTCCCAGCGAACCCAAGCCCTGCTCGTCGCTCACGACGCCGCCTGCAACGCCCAGGGCGTCACGTTCACCTATTACCAGGATGGCGTGGCCATCCCCGACGTGCTCGCCCTCCCTGGCAAGTCCGAACACGAAACCTTCGACAAGGTGGGGCTTGCCACCAACGTCGAAATTCAGGACTGGATCGTGCGAGCCGATCGGCTGCTGGTCAACGGCGTGCAGATCACACCCAAACGCGGGGACTCGATTGTCCTGGTGTATGAAGATGTGACGACGCATTTTGCGGTCCATCACCCGGACGGGAATCGGGCACCCTTCAAGCGCTGTGACGCCCACGGGGTGCTGCTGCGGATTCACTCCATGGTGATCGAACCGGACCCCGAACCCGAAGAGTGATTTCGCTGAAATCGCTCCTGCTCCCTGTCAGCAAACCACAGCGTGACCCATGCCCACTGCCGCACCGATTACCGACTGGCTCAATGCCCTGGTGGCTCACCTCAACACCGAGGACGCGCAAACGCTCCTCGGTGTTGAGGCCCGCCGGGCGTACCAGGAGACCATCGACGCGAAAGCGGCAGGGACACACCTGGTGGTCTTGCCCGACCAGTGGCGACCCTTGGCCTGCTGCGGGGGCATTCGACTCGAACAACACCTGGTCAACGTGATCATTCAGCGGCGGGATGCCAAAGCTGATGTGACGCTCATTGATGAGGACCAGTTGCTGGCCGTGCAGGTGCGGGAATTGTTGACTGACTTTGCGGCCGGCGATGGTCGCGTGGTCGATGTCATCGGCCCGCTGACGATCGACCAGGACAAGCTGCAATCTCCTGGCGTGTCGCAAATCCAGATCGTGCTCGATTGTGATCTATTGCTGATCACCGAGGCCGAAGAGGAAGAGGAACCAGAAGGCGATCCGCCGGAACAGTCGCTGTTGACCGTGGCACGGGCAGCGGTGTGGAACGCGGTCAAGAACTGGCCCGCCTTGGATGATGTGTTTGCCCGCTTGTACGAAACCGATACCGATCTGGCGGAACTGCAACTCCGCGACCCTGCGGCGAGTGAGTTGCCCGCGATCGCCGTGTTCTGGGGGGGCATCTCTCCCGTTTGGAAATGGAACCGGGCACAGGAATGGCCAATGGCCCTGCGGCTGTCGCTCTGGCTGCCGGGGGACCAGCACACCCCGGCCGAGCGGGTGTGCGAGGACGTGTTTAATGCGTTGTATCAAGCCAAGCCCGAGGGCAGCACGGTCCCCTATGTCGAAGCGGCCACCGGTTACCCGCCCCGCCGCGTAGGCAGCATGACCCTGAACACTGTGACCCTCGGCCGCGTGCAGCAACTCCGAGCGCTGCGCGTCGATGTGGCCTTTACGCTCGGCTCCAACAAAGACCCCCACGGCGAGGATTAACCGATGCCCTTTACCGCTCCCTCTCCCATCGTGCGGGCCAAAAGCTACCTGGCGATGGTCCGCGAATCGACGTGGGGCACCACGCCCGGCAGTCCCACCTGGATTCACGTCCCGTGTGAAAACTATGGGATCGAGTTTCAGCCACAGAACCGCAAATCGAAGCCGTTCCTGGGGGCTTTCGGGCATAAACACAACCGGAACATCAAAGGCTGGCCCGCTGGTCAGAATTCGTTCTATTTGCATGGCTGGCGGCCCACGGGGTTGACCGAATCACTCGCCCAATGGCTGTTGACGTGGGCCTGTGCCAATCCCGAGACCGCCGATCGGCTGTCAAACAGTTGCTTCTGGGCCGAGGGGCCGAACATCGGGAACCAGATTGATAAGGGCGTTCGCGTCAATCAGTTCACGCTGTCGGGGAGTGAAGACCAGCCGATCATGCTGGCGACCGACTGCATCGGCCGCGACCAGGTGGGGGATGACGTCGCCGGCAGTGCTCCGACCTTGCCGAATGACCGGAATCGTCTGGTGGAGTACCTGTTCGAGCACATGACGTTTGAACTGGACGGGACCGAGATCCCGGTGGGCGGGTTCTCCTGGACTGGGAACTTCGCCATGAAAGTAGCCTGCTACAACGATGTGCGGCCGCACGTCGTGCGGGCTGTCGACATGGCCTCGACGCTGCAACTCACGCGGCCCCGCGAAGATGACGTGTGGCAGGAGATCGTGCGGTCTCTCGATCCTGAAGACGAGCACGAGCTCGTCATAGCCATGAAGGGGCTGCACATGGGGACGGGGGACGTTGATACGGAGTGGAACCAGACCACGATCACCTTCCCGCTGCTCGCCCTGACCACGGCACCACGCCAAGGGGGCCGCGATGACCTGGCGTCGATGCAACTCAATTTCGACGTGCTCAAACCCGACACGTCGGACGCCCGCTATTCGCTCGAATTCGAGGACGTGGCCTAACCGATGTTTTCCCTGTCCTACGACGTTCGCGAGGCACAGCAGCAGGTGCAGGGGATCATGCAGGCCCTGGACCGGCAGAAGCCTGCCATGCTCGCCGACATCGGCCAGTATCTCGTCACCGAGGCTCACCAGGATTTTCTGGTGAAGTCGCTTGGCGGTACAGGAGACGACGGCGTGCGCTGGATGGCACTGGCTCCTGGCGAAGCGATTGTGAAAGAGCGAATCGGCAAACCCCTGATCGGTATTCGATCGGGGGAACTGGCCGCGCTCAACAGTTGGCGGATGACGATCGGTGGGGCCACCGCCTGGGGCAAACATCTCGGCCGCGATCAACTCGTGATCGAGAACACCGATCAACCCAAAGCCAACTATTTCAACTTCCATCGGCCGATGCTCCCGGAGCGGTTGCCGAATGCCTGGTACCGCCACTCCGAAAGCCTCGCGGCCGAACACCTTGACCGTCTGTAAGGAATCCCGCTGATGATCACGCTCTCGACTCCCGCCACCAAACCGGAACGTCACCCGATCGGCTGCCGAGGTGGCATCTTCACTTTGCTGATCAACCGTCCGACTTATGCCCAGCGCGTGGCCGACGAAGGCTGGTCCTTCCGTCTCTGGGGTGACGACCCAGGCAATGGCTATGCCCACCAGATCACCCACCGCATGGCCTCTTGTGTCGTCGGCTGGGAAGGCGTGCATGACGCGAACGGTGCGGGGCTGGTCTTTTCCCTCGACTCGCTGCGAACGCTGCTGGGGCAGCACCCCGACGCCTTGCAGCAGGTGCTGTCAGTGCTGGCCAAACTGTTCGCGGTGGATGCGGACCAGGTGGGAAAGTCCGAGCCGCCGCCCGTCGCTTCTGGCGCGGCGGAAGACACGATCGAGACCCCGCACTCCTGACCTATGTCGACTTGGCGGCCACTGCGTCGGTTTGTCGAGAACTGAATCTGACGCGCGAACAGTTTGAGGCGTTGCCCGCTGACCTGGCGGAAGCACTGCTGGTGATCCACGCCGAACGCGAAGACCACCAGGCGGAACAATGGAAGGCGCTGTGCCGTGGCAGTCACTCTGCGACTGAATCTCGATGACCAGGCAACCCAAGGCCTCGAAAACTTCAACGAGGCCTTGGGGGCCACCGCGCCTGTGGCGAAGGCGACCGCCGCCGAGATGCAGCAACTCACGGCAGCGCATCAGCAACAGGTGAAGGTCATCCACGAGCACCGCGGTTCCCTGCTCGAATTCGCAGGAGATACGGTCTCGGGACTCGCCAAAGCGACCGCAGCATGGCTGAGCTATCGCCAGTCGGTCATGTGGCTCCAGACGCTCCAGGCCCCATTGCAGGTGGCCTCGTCAGGCATGCGCACGCTGGCCAGCAGCACGTCCTTCGTGGCCACGTCCGGCCTGCGGGCGTTGTCATTCGTGCCGAGGTTCGGGGCGGCGGTCAGCACTACGATTCCCATCATTTCGGGTGCCACGCTGGCACTCACGGCCCATGAGATGGTGTTGGCCCGGACTGGCATCCGCTTCACACAGTCCGCAGCAGCAACCGAAGAACAGCGGATGCAGTTCTCCCGGCTGAAAGCCGAAGCGGATTCTCTGCATCAGTCCCTGGCCCGTGTGGCAAAATCACAGGGGGTCGACCTCGCTGGCCTGGGCGTGTCCAGTGGGTCGAACCTCGACCGATTAAAGGGGGCTGCCGGGGATCTGGGCTCGTCGATCACCCGGCCACTGGTTGATCTGGCTCGCGGCGCTCGTGACGCATCGCGGGCACTCAATCCGCTGGTTCCAATCTGGCGTGAGATCGACGCCGCCGCCACGCGCTCCACCGATCAAATGATCGAGAACATCGGGCACGTGAAAAACCTGTCGGAATCGCTGGCCGATTCCTTCTTCGGGGAAGGGTACAGCGAACGTGTCCGGCAGATGGACCAACTCACCGCAAAACGAAAGGATGAACTCGACGACTTCGCCCGCTTGCGTGATGTGCATCGCACGTTGGAACAGGAACGTTCCGCAGCAGCCAACTTGCAACGTGTACGGTCCCTGCAATCCACGTCCGACATCGATGGCGAGATACAACGAATCAAGGACAAGGCCGGGGCACTGGCATCATCCAGCCAGTTCAGCGAACAGGAAGCCCAGCGGCTTCACTCCACGCTGTCACAACTGGAACAGCAGCGGACGGAGATCATCGACCGTGAAACCGAACGCCGCAAAGACCTCGAAACCAAGTACCGCGACTATCAGAAGCAACTGGCCCACGAATGGCGGGACGAACAGCAGGCCATCTTGCGGGGCATCATCGATCGGCACAACGCGGAATACGATCGCCAGCAGGCTTTGCTCAAACAAAGGACCGAAGGGGCACGCGATCTGCAACGCACAGCCGCGAACGAGGCCCTGCAATCGGCGATCGCCGCTCTCGAAGCCGAAGGGGCCACGGCGGACGACGTCCACCAAGCCAAGCTGCGTTTGATTCAACAAGAGACCGATCAACGCATCACCGCTGCCGATGACGACGAATCGCGACAAAAGGCGTGGTTTGATGGCCAGCAGCGGCGACTTCAGGCCGAGGGTGATTTCCATCGTCGGCAGATGATGCAGCAAGCCCAGGACCGCAAAGCCAAAACCGAAGAAGAAGAACGCCTGGAGAAGGAGAAACAACAGCGACTCCAGCAACTGCTGCAACAGGCAGGTGGGCCGGATGGTCGGCAGATGGTCCAAAGCCTTGACCCGCGGGCCGTGCGATCGGCCTATCAGCAGCGGCAGGCCGACCAGGCGGAACGGGCTTTCCGTCAGAATAATTCTTACGACATGACCGACGCCCGCGCCTTTCGCCGGTTCAACGCGCAAGCGAACCAGGTACGCAGGTCCGCCGAGACGCAGGCCTATCGTGATTTCAATCGCGGGAACGTCGATCCTGCTCAGATGGCCAACGCTCAGGCCCAGGCGGGCCAGCAGGCCCTGCAGGCGCTCCAGCAAAACGGCCAACTCTCGCAACAGGTGTTGCAAGTGCTCCAGCAGCAACTCCAGACCGCCGCCACGGAACAGGCCACGCTGGCTCAATTGCAGCAGCAGGTGCAGCAACTCGCGACCGTCGCCGGACAGCAGGGACAGCAGGCAAATCAAACCCGCACCCGCGCCCAGCAGGGAGGTCTGCGGCGATGACGCTCCGTATGCAGCAGCGGCTCACCCGGTGGGGTTCCACTCCGGCACCGACCACGACCACGAGCACTTCATCCTCGACCACGGGTGGCGGCTCCACGACCGGCGGGGGAAGTACGACGGCTGAAGGAAGTACCACGAGCGGAGGCACGACCACCGCCGAGGCGGCACCGACCGAGGGAGGCTATGAGGACGTCGACTTGGCCGCAATCGGCTTCGGCGATCCGCAATTCCAGATGACCGACGACGCCCCGTGGTCGGCCACCTGGACGTGTCTGGTACCGCAACACACAGCACCAATTCCGTGGGGGGCCTTTGTCCGCATCTGGGACGATGCGGCCAACGATCCGAGTGGCACCCCTTTCAGCGAATCAAACCCCATCTTCGAGGGCTATGTGGAAGCGGTCACACCCGGGGATGATTCCATCGGCGTCAATTACACCGCCTACGCTCCCACGTATCGGGCCACGAAGGTCTGCACCATCTTCTCCAAGGCCTGGCCAGCCGGGACGGTCCCCGATGAACCGCCCTTGCCACCCGAGGCGAGCGTGCCCCGATTGGTTTACAACGTCCGCATCTCGAATGATCCCGATTGGGCTCACCAGGTGGGGGGCGATGGCACCTTGGGGCAAGTCATCGCCGGGCTGTTGGAGTACTGCTATCACTCGCTGGTCTGGTGTGATGCCGCACCGGGGGATGGCGTCGAAGGCTGGGAAGACAACCCGCCCTACGTCCAGGCCGAGATGGATGCCCTGACCGTGAAGTGCCAGGAGAAACTCGATTTTCAATCGGAATCGGTCTTTTCCGCAATTCAACGCATCCGCCGGTACGATCCCCGCCTGCGCCTCGTCTGGGAGCCCGGTACGCGGCTCTGGCATGTCCGCAACTTGACCACCGCCCCCGCGAAATCGATCTGGCTCAATCGTCGCGATGTGGCGTTCCCCGTCCTGTCGATGCAACTGAAACCGTCGACTGAGCAGTGTGTCACGGCGGTTTCGATCTACGGGCCGGAACAGTCCGAAACCGTCGATCTGCGGTGGGATGATCCCAACGGCGACGGCAGCCCCAGCACGTCGTCCACGACGTTGCCTCCCGAAGACGTGGAGTTGATCCCGCTGGGTGATCCGGTGGTGATCCAGAACTACACCACGGCCCTGGGAGCCAAGCAGGCCCGCTTCTGGTCGGCCTGGCAGATTGCGGACGAAGATCTGCGGCGTGGGGCTCGTGAGTTGCCGACGCCCTACGAATACCAGGTCTCGCCCACCATGCTCCGCACGACCAGTTACCCGCTGGTGCTCTGCTCGTGGGATACCGGGCTGACCTGGACTGAGTGGCCCGCGTACTACAACACCCGCACCGGCATCATCCGCTTCCCCTCCGTTCCGGTGTTCGGCAAGACCAACGAAAAAGGCGAAAGCCTTGTCCCCGCCAGCACGCAGACGCTGTTCGTGCCGAACGCGATGCGGGTGATCTGGGCACCCTACGAAGAACCGCTGCAAGTCCGTCGGCCAGCCGTGGGCTTTGAGGGGACCGCCTACACACAGGCCGGGATCGCGATTGAGGACTATCACTACGACGAAGCCCTGGCGGTCGGCTACGAAGACGGCCAGCCGGTCACCACGGCGGAACGCCGGGCCGCATTCGAGACCTACGCCCAAACACTGCTCGATCAGCGGAAGAACATCGCCTGGACTGGTGGTGCTCAGCTGGATGGCCTCGACTGGTCTTACAGCCGCTTGCATCGCCGCGTCCGCATTCTGGCCAAAGACGGCGACGGGAACACGTTGACCACCGGCTGGGAAGGGATCGAAGCCTATGTGACCAGTGTCACTTATGACCTGGAGAACCAGACCACGACGCTGGTCTTCTCCGGCGATCGCCTGGCGTTGTTCGGCATGGATGAGGGGCAACTCAAACAGCAGTTGAACATCAAGGCCCTGCAACAGGTCGCCGATTTTCAGGTGTCGTTGATCCACGCCTGGCGACCGCTGCCGAGTGGCAAGATGGTGCGGGAAGTGGTAGGGGTGCAAACCACCCGGCAGTACCACTACGTCGAACCGGGCAGCATGCAGGCCCCGGCTTCGCAGGATTTCGGGTACGCACCAGGTTCGATGCTGTTAGACGGCGGGGGGCTCTGATGCTGAGGCAGGAACCCCACGAACTGACGGCCAAGTTGCATGAGATTGAGCAGCAACTGATCACGCTCAATCTGGAGAACAAACGCCAGTGGTACGGCCGCGTGGAACAACCGCCTACGCATCCCCCCGACTGGCTAGGGGGACAATGGAAGGGTGAGCCCTTTGAATGCGGAGCCTGCTACAAGATCCTTGTCAACGATACATTCGACGAGAGCAGCTGTGATTGGTGTGAGGATCTGAACCGCACTTTCGTCGTGCAATATCTCGGTGGTCTAACTGATTGTGATTTCCTGTCCTGTCCCGAGGCAGTCAGTACCACCGGTGGGGGCAGCACAACGGGCGGCGGTAGCACCACGGGGGGTGGCTCATCGACGGGTGGGGGTAGCACCACTGGCGGGGGGAGTTCAACCAGTGGAGGTAGTACGACGGGCGGCGGATCGACGACCGGGGGCGGCTCCTCGACCAGTGGGGGCAGCACGACCGGGGGTGGCTCGACAGCGAGCGACGATTGTACGGTCATAACGAGTGTACGTGGCCTCCTAAGATACAGGCCAGACAGTGTTAATGCTCGTGGACGTCTGACTTTCACGATTATACCTCAGGTCGGCAGTTACAATATCCTAAGTTGGGATCGCGGCCCAGATGCCACCGGACCAGTGACGTTGCCCTGCTTCCTATACCCGATAGAAGGGTCCGCTGGGGGCGGTTTTGAGTGCTACAACACCAGCAATAACCCGGTGTATGTCGCCAAGATCGCCTGCACGACAGGGAATTGCCACACGTCCTCCAGCACGACGGGAGATGGCTCGACATCCAGCACGACCAGTGATGGCAGTTCTTCGAGTACGACCAGCGACGGCTCCACATCGTCGACCACCAGTGACGGCAGTTCCAGTAGCACGACGGGCGATGGCTCGACCACTGGCGGGGGCTCAACGACCGGTGGGGGCAGCACCACGGGTGGCGGTTCCACCACTGGCGTGGGTTCCACCACGGGGGGCGGATCGACAACTGGCGGCGGTAGCACCACGGGGGGCGGCTCAACGACGGGTGGGGGCAGCACGACTGGGGGCGGATCGACAACCGGGGGGGCCTGCGGTGGAACTCAAGAATGGATCGGCGCACCGGGGGCGCCCAGTCCCACCGGGTATGTCTGGGTGCTGAGCGGTGAAGGCTCAGCCTGCGGAGGGAGTTGTGAAGCAGGTTACGCCTGCCTCAGTCTACGCCCGGAAGGGTATCCGTCGTCCGCCGGACAAACGGCCATGTCGGAATGTGCCTGCCGTGACGTCGCTGGCGAACTCGGTTGCGAATCACCCACTGGCTGCATCATGGAATGGGATGCCACCAACGGCAACTGGGTGGTGCAATTCAGCGACTGTGCTTCCGAGGCCCCCGGCTGCACATGTTATTACCCGACGCTGCCGCCGGGGTCATATGACGGCGAGCTGCAATTCTTGCCCTGCGTACCGGAGCCCGATTGATGCTCACCATTGGCATGGCCACCTATCGTGATTCCAAAGCTCTGTGGCACACGCTACAGATCTTGCAGGCCAACGCGATCGCCGAAGGCGTCCGCGACCAGGTCGAATTCGTGGTGGTCGATAATGACCCAGCGGGGCCGCACGGAAAGACCAACGCCAAATACACGCAGAACGTGCGAGGGCGGTATGTCGCGTTGCCCGAACCGATCGGGACCGCTCCGCCGCGGCAACGCGTGTTCGATGAAGCCCGGGGCGAATGGGTGCTGGTGATCGATGCCCACGTCCACCTGCAGCCGGGCCGCTTGCGGCAACTGGTCGAGTGGACCACGGACAACACCAGCCCGGACCTGTACCAGGGCGTGCTGCTCAACTCCGAACAGCGGTATCCCGTGGCCGACTTCGACCGCTACGTGCGTTCGCTGAAACTCGACCCCAAAACCATCAGCGACGCACTGCGGACACAGATCCGCCGCGGCTTCGACGCTGACCGGCCTTACATCCAGTGGACCCACTGGGCGGGCCGTTGGGGTGAAGATGGTCTGTTCGGCAAAGCCGCGGTCAATCCGGCCGCGGTCGATCCGCTGTGTGAACCGTTCCAGATCCCCTATGGCGGGCTCTGGTGCTTCCTGTCAAGGCGGGACGCCTGGCTCGGCTTTCATCCCGAGTTCCGACAATTCGGGATCGAAGGCTACATCCAAACGAAGTACCGACGGGCCAATCGCGGCGTATGGTGTCTCCCCTGGCTGCGGGGGACGCACTGGTTTCGAGACAGCAAGGTCTACCAGCCCGAGTTCCCGTTCTCATGGAAACACCGCACGCGGAACTACGTGCTCGCGTGGAAGGACGTGCGGATGCGTCCGCTCCACGAAGTCTATCAGCATCACGTGAAACATCCCGGCCGCACGACCGAGGCCCAATGGCAGGCCATCCTGAGTGAACTGGGCATCGATCCGAAAGAAGCTGAAGCACCAGCCGCTCAGCCGGTAGCGATCACCATCAGCAAAGGACCGGGGACCGAGTTGAAGGCCCTGATTGCGTCACTGGGGATTCAGCCCAAGCCGCAGTGCGGTTGCAACAAACTAGCTGCGGAGATGAACGCCTGGGGTGTGGCAGGCTGTCGGGCTCGGCATCACGAGATCTGCGGCCGCATCCAGGACAACGCGGCCGAATGGGGCTGGACCCTGGCACTTTCGGTGCCGAAAGCCGCACTGAAGGCGGTGACGTCCGGCCTGGTGTTCTCCATCAACCCCCTCGACCCAATTGGCTCCCTTGTGAGCGAGGCCATCCGCCGGGCCGAAACCCAGGAAAGGCAGGCCGCATGAACCCAGACTACATCGCCGAAATCGAACGGGGTTACCCGTGGTTCACGTATGCTGCGTTCTATGACTGGCTCGCGGAACGCTGTCGGGACATCGTCGAAGTGGGCTCGTGGAAAGGGTTCTCGACCGCTCACCTGGCACGGGCGATCAAACGCCGTCCCGATCGCGGCTGGCTGCATGCCGTCGACGTGTGGCACAACGCAGGAGCCTACTGGGGGGACTTCCAGAAGCGTTTCCCGGGTGACACCGGCGAACATCTCTACCAGACGTTCCTGACGCACCTGATGGCCTATGACGTGCAGGATGTGGTGATTCCCTACCGCATGCCGAGCCTGATTGCGGCGACCGTGTTGGCCAATCAGCGCAGACAGTTTGACGCCGTGTTCATCGACGGTGATCACACCTATCCGGCAGTCCGGGCAGACATCCTGACCTGGCTGCCGTTGGTGCGAACCGGTGGGATTCTGTCGGGGCATGACTACAACAACCGCCACGTGCGGCGGGCGGTTGACGAGCTGCTCCCCGCCGTGAATCAGGCCGAGGGGCATGTCTGGTGGGTGACTGTCTGAACCGATGATTTCAGCGAAATCAGAGACGTGAAAGAGTGCAGCACTCTTTCACATTTACAGATCCGAGGAAGGAAAGAGCGATCATGGAACAGCCAGCATCAAACGCCGCACCGCTGTTGTTGATGGCGATGTACCGGGACGGTGAAGACCTGGAAATTACCTTCTATGGTGAGGACCGCAGCGGGCAGCAGGCTAGCGTCTCACGCACCCTGAGTTATGCCGCGGCCATCGGTCTGGCCACGCAGATCATCCAATCCGCCGGGCGATCCTTTGACAGGCCCAGCGAATCCGTCCTGGTGTTAGAAGACCTCACATAACCGACGTGGCCGGCCGGTAGTTCGAGCTACCGACCGGCCCGCACGTCAGCCTATTCGACAGGCCGACATGCGTTCCACGGAAGGAACCGCATGCGTCCTGTCGTTGACTTACTTCAGACCGTCGCCGGCGACGGTGTTTCCCGGCGTTGTTCGATCGATATTCGTGGACCGCCAGTTCTCGAACACTCCCAACCGCACAATCCCGACCGCAGTTGTGAACCATGTTCGAGGACTTCCCGATGCAACCGATTTATCGAACGGATTCGATTGAGCTTTTCCACGCCGACGCCTTGACTCTGCTGCCGACGTTTCCCGCCGGGGCTTTCGATGCCGTGATCACTGATCCACCGTACTGCTCTGGCGGGATGACCGCCGGGGAACGCCGCCGGGCTCCCGAGGACAAATACGCCCAGGATCGCGAGATGTGCGGTCGGCCGACCTTCGGCGGTGATTTGAAAGACCAGCGCTCTTTCACCTGGTGGACGATGTGCTGGCTCTCGCTCTGTCGGCAGAGTTTGAAAGAAGGGGGCTACTGCCTCGTGTTCTGTGACTGGCGGCAGTTGCCCGCGTTGACCGATGCCTTCCAGGCCGCGGACCTCACGTGGCGGGGCGTGATCGCCTGGGACAAAGGAGGAGCGTCCCGTGCACCACACAAGGGCTATGTGCGTCACCAATGCGAGTACATCGTCTGGGGAACACATGGTCGTTGCCCGGCCGCGACGCATGCGGGGCCATATCCGGGCTGTTATCAGATCCCGGTCGACCGCAAGGACAAGCATCATCTGACGGGGAAGCCCACGGCCTTGATGCGACAACTCGTGAAGATTGTCCCACCCGGTGGCCGCGTGCTCGACCCGTTCGCGGGGTCTGGAACGACTCTCGTGGCCGCTCAGCTTGAGGGCCGGAAAGCAGTCGGCATCGAGCGCGAACAGCCCTACTGTGACATCACGCAACAGCGACTAGAAACCGTCGCAATGCTGAAGGCTGGACCGCCAAAACTGATGGCGATCTGACATCACCGGGCGCTAAGTCCGGTGATCATTTGCCGTGGTCCTGTGCTCAAGGTCGACTGAAAATCCTGGTGTCGCCGGTTCGATCCCGGCTCTGGCCACTCCCGAACCCGTTAAGGCATAACGCTTTGCGGGTTTCTTCTTTTGGGGTTTCTGGTGCCTGATTCATGCGGTACCACCAGATTACCACCACTCAGCCAATCTTGTTGATCAGAGATTCTACCTTGGCGGCCGCTTCCGCTTGCATCGACGGCATAACGTGGGAGTAAACCCCGAGCGTAACGGCTATCTGAGAGTGCCCCAGCCGCTCCTGAACAACACGCGGGTGAATCCCCGCCGACAGCAACATCGTGGCGTGAGAATGCCTCAGATCGTGGAATCGCGTGGACTCTGGCAAGCCAGCCGTTTTCAGGATCGGAGAGAATGACCGTCGCGCGACATTTTGTCTTCTGAGGTATCCACCAGCGTTGTTAGGGAAAACCAGCGGGCAAGCCGCAAGCCCTTCGGTCATCAGCTTGGCACGATGCGTCACCAGCGCCGTTACTGCGGATTCCGGCAGGTGGATCAATCGCTTCCCCTTTTCGGTCTTCGGCTCGTTTTCGTAGAACTTGCCGTCCACTTCCACGATGGTGCGACGAACTTGCAGAGTTCCGGCCTTGAGGTCGATATCGCCCCACTTCAGCCCGAACAATTCACCCTGCCTCATACCAGTGCAGACCGCGAGAACGTAAAGCGAATGGAGACGATCATCCTGGGCAGCTGCGAGGAATGTTCGCACCTGGGAATCATCCAGTGGCTTTACTTCGTGAGTCTTCAACTTGGGACGCTCGACGGCATCAGCCACATTGCGGGCTACAAGCCCCCATTTCATCGCTACTTCCAAGGCGCGATGCAGCACCGCATGACACTGGTACTGAATTCTGCGAGACTTCCCACGCCGGTCAAGTTCGGCGTAGAGCCATTGCACGTTGGCGGGGGTGAGACTGGCCAGTTTCATTCCGCCGATCAGTGGGGAAATGTGCAGGCGAACCAATTGGCTGTAGCTTTGGTAGGTCGTATTCCGCACTGAGAGTTTGACGGCATCTTCAAGCCACCGCTGAAGGTACTCATCAACTTTAAGTTTGCTGGTAGGCTGAAGTGCCCCGTCCAGCTTCTGATTCTGTAAGCGAGTCAGCTTCTCGGTGACTTCGCGCTTCGTCTCTCCGTAGACATACTTGCGGAGCCGCTTTCCTCCAGCCGAATAGCCAACGGTGATGATTGCGAGCCACCGGCCGTCTTTTCGTTGTCTGATGCAACCATCACCGTTGCCCCGTTTCTTCCCGTTCGGTTTCTTGTCGCTCATGTGATCTCTTTCGATATGAGAGCCCCGCCATCAATTGACAGCGGGGCTCTGACCGGGAGGTTAACCGACCGCGATGCCTACTCTGAACCGTTTCCTCAGTGCCCTTGCAGCACGGTGGAGGTCGTTCAGGTACTCGGCGATGCTGCGCTCTCCCTTTCGCGAGTTGCAGTATTGGCAGCAGATGGCCATGTTTCGGACCAGATTCAATCCGCCTCGGCTGACCGGGATAATGTGGTCTATCCGTGCGGTGTTCCTCGTCAGACGGCATCCGCAGTATTCGCAGGTTCGCCCACGCTTGACCATTTGTGTTCTCCAACAGGCCATTTGCTCATGGCCCATGATCGAGAACACTGTTCCCGCGGGGATCTCCGGCAGCGGTGACGACAGATCGTGCAGGATGGTTAGCCTTGCCATGACGAAACCCCCCGCAGTCCATGGACTCGGCCGGTCTGAACACGGACGAAACGACGCACCTTGAAGGGTGTTCGCTGACGGTCTTCCCTTTCAGAGAAATCGATCACTTCGCGGCCACCGGCCCGCTGTCGCTCATCCTTGTGTGACCAACTGGCCTGAAACTCCAGGCACGCGGCCCGAATCTCCTGTTGGCTTGGGAGGTAGGCCTCCGGTGGATCGAATTCCAC